TTCATCTTTTTGTACTACTTTAAAAGTGCCATCAGGCATTTCTTTTCTTTTGTAAACGAAAGTATGTGTGGTTTTATAATTAAAATATAGTAATGTACAAGTGTCTCTATAAAACAAAGAGTTTTCATAATACTGTGCATTGTTATAATAATTATACCATGACTGACTATACTTTGCAATTTCCTGCATATCTTCATTTGTAATATCAGGATTTATTTTTACAAGTTCAGCCATAGGTATAGTTTTCAATTCACCCCAATAAAAACAATCTTTGAAATAAGGGTCTTCAGTATAACTATAAACTACATTAGCTGGGTCAACATAATTAATTTCTATACCTTGACCAGGCAAAAACTGATGTTTAGTCATACCCACACCAATAGTCATAATATCATAATCAACTCTTTTACGAATATCTTGATAATGATTTTGATTTAATACTGTATCTATAGCCTCTTCAGCTGCAATCTCCACAGCAGGTTTATATTTCATTTGCATGAACAATTCCAGCTCTTCATCGTTTTCTGGTAAATCATCCTCAGCGGTTTGAAATACATTGAGCTCAAAGTCCTCTTCTATTTGTTGAAATAAAGGACGAGCAATCATTTCACCTTCTACTTTCTTTTGAAACGCATCTCTTTTTTCAGCAGACATTGCGTCTTCCGCAAAAGCGTTTACTTTAAATAGTCTATCATTTAAACCATTTACAACTATGTCTACAAATTTTGGAATTATTGGAACTGGTGTCCAATCTAAATTAAGGTAAGATAAATCACCATCAATGGCAATCTCATTTTTATACTTTTGTACAGACTGCTCACCCCTTGCGTATAATCGTAATCTATTGAATTCAGCCCACTGATTTAAATACCTACAGGAGCCATTATCTTTTCTAAACCACTCGTATTGAATTGCCTGCCCAACTTGCAGTCCATACTCAGCAGTATCTTTTTGAGCATCAGTGGCAAATTCATCTGGGAATGCAGCTGCTTTTAAGTTAATTTCTACTTGTTTCATTTATTAATAATTCGACTAACTTTTTCGCTGTTGTTATATCTTGCAAAGTTAATGCTAATTTTTGTCTTTTCTTTAGTCGGTGTATATAAGTGTTTTTGGTTAGCCATTATAGCTAAACCAGAACTTATAGAAGCGTCAAACTTAGTTCTATTACTAATATCAAACTTAGCCCAATCTTCAAGTGTTCGTTGAAAATACATACTACCCATATCACCTTCTGTCCTATACACGCCATCCAAATCAATTCCTATATTCTTTTCAATATATGATTCAATAGCAGATGCGTGTGATTGTTTTACATCCTCTGACGTGTTTGGTATACCCCCTAACTCTCTTTCAGTTTTAGAAAGTTTATTAAACGTTTTGTCAGGTCTGTTTAAACAAAACCCTCGATATCCTCTATTTTTAAAATGATATAACAATCGAGGTTTATTATTTTCACATAATATAGGCATGCCATAAAAAACACATGCCATCAATACTTCCTCAAAAAATATTTCAGCTGTTTGTGGTCTTGCTATGTATTCCAAAAAAAAATGACTACTTGGAATTTCTTCCATACTAAACTTAGTTAAACCGTGTAAAGAGCCATTAGAACCTTTACCTACTACAACACCTGATATATCATAAGAGTCGCAACCAAATGAGCCTAAATGTTCATTGCCAGGAAAGAACCTATTATTCTTTCTAATAACGTTGTTTTGAAGAGAGCGTTTAGGAATGTAAGTTACAAAAAATCTTCCTCTTTTATTTGGAGTCCACACAACATTGGTATCTTTAATTCCATTTTCCCAACTAAAAGAACCTTGAGTTATAAAATGTTCTTTAATTATACTATCATTGTAATCAATCTGTTGATAAATTTTAGTTAGATTAAATATTGATTGTTTACTTTCATCTCTGAAAGCATGTGACTCTGAGCGAGGAAATTGCCTGTAGTATTCATTAAGTGCATCTGGGTCATTTTTCAAAGATATTACTTCGTTTTCCCAATAATTAACTGCACCTTGGTATATAGCTTCATCATCTATGCCTACTACCTCTTGACTCGGTGTGTTGAGAACAGGCATTCCATATCTATCTATAAAACCTTCCATGTTCCACTCCATAGGTACAAATAAAGAATACAACCCGCTTTTTGTCTGTCCATTTGCATTTCTTTTAGTACAATCAGAATCATTATATAAGCTTTTAAAATTTCTTCCTCCTTTATCTAAAGCATTTGATGTTGAGCCCATCATACATTTACCAATAATTTTACTACCTAATCTTAAACAAGTTTTTGTAACCCTCCAGTTATTTAATATGTTTTCAGGTTTTTCCCATTTACCACTTTCATCATGTATTAATAGTTGTAACTTCTCACCATCATAACTATTATCAGAAGTATTCTTCCAATCTATAGTAGTATCCAGACCTTCTAAAACTTCTTCTTCAATATTAAACATATTTTTCTTTGTAATTTTTGAAGCTGGCACTCTATAAGCTAATTCAGTTTTTGGCTTATCCATACCATCTTGTATTGGTTTAAAAAAGAATGGATAATTGTTTGATATAGGAACTATTTTATCTGTAAACATTTTTTTTGCATCTGCTCCAGTTTTTGATAAAATTCCTATTCTGGCATTTTTAGTTATAGTGCCCGTATTTACACCTTCACAAGAACTCATAAATGAAAAACCAGAACGCCTAATTTTTAAATAACACATTCCGAAACTTCTATTGTCAGCTTTACATGCTTCCCAAAATAAATAAAATATTCTATTAGCTTCTCTATAATCAGGATGTCCAACATCAATTTTAGTCCACTGTAAATACATATAATGAGTGCCAGTGATATATGTAGGTTTACCATTATTCATAAACCAAAATCCTTCTTCTCTTCTATTAAATTCTTCTTCAATGTAATCAACCCATTGATTTTTAAATGATGAGGGTGCTTCGTGCCATTGAAATATAGATGATATTCTTTTTAAAACAGCAGGTATTTCTGAAACCTGCCAATATTGCTCCTCCTTTTTGTCAGACCGTTTAAACACTTTCTTGGGCGTAGCAGGTAAAGCTATTCTTAAACCTGAAACATGTATAATATCTCCAATAGTTCCGTTCTTAGATATTATAATAACATCATACTTATCATTATAACCATACCTCCAAGTTCTTGCTTTGTTTTTGCGAGACAATATGTTAGCAGGAATTAATCCTTTACATAAATTAGAAATATTATTTTGATTTACGTTCTGCAAAGCCTTTTGGTAAATTATTAGTTTTTATTTCTTTTCCCTCCAACTTATCTCTTTCTTCATCTATTCGTTTAAGTATTTCAAAAGCATCAAATATAGCAAGCTTTTTTGTTGCGGCAGCATTTTTAAGTCTATCTGCTGCTAACTCATCATCTGGGTCTGGCTTTATAATTTTTTCTTTTGCAACATCGATTAATTCTTTAACAGCTTTTTCTCCAGCTTGTATAATCTGTAATTTAATTGCTTTCGTGTCCATCTTTTAAAGTTATATTATTAGTATACATTCTGTATAGTTTTTCGTCGTCTATTTTAAATTCATACTCACTGTTAGGTTGAAATGATATTTTATCACCAGGCAATATGTTTAAACGTTCTAATTGTTTATTGCCGTATTTTAATATGCCCCAAAGTGGTTCTTCATTTTCAGCTACATCTATGTATTTTTTTTTGATAGGTATAGGTTTTACAAAACAATACTTGTCATGACTATACCACTTACCATTTTGTTTATACATATAAAATTGATAATCATCAACTAAAAACAAATCATCTATAATCCAACTTCTACCACTTTTTTGTCTTCCATAAATATCGTTATAATATTTAAAAACATTATGGTGAACAACAAGAGTATCACCTTTTTTAATTTTTCCTTTGTAATTAATTGGAATATTTACTACAGTAGCAAAGCGTGTAGAAACAGTATGGTCTTCTTCAGATGTACTAATAAAAAACTTTTTTTCACCATAATATTTTATATTATCATAACGCCTATCGTTGTAGGGTTTTACAATAAAACAAAAAGGTGATTGCATTAAAAATTAATATTATATTCCAAAGAAATAGGAAGGGTGTTTTTAAATTCTTTCCAAAGTAAAATTTCTTTTTTTTGAATAATCCAAATTTTATAGGAATCTAATTCGTGGTCGTGCTGTATTAAATGAATTTGGTAGTTACCGCCTAAAACGTCCTGCCCTACTATGTAGTGCATTGCTCCAGACTTATAGTCTGCACCTATAGAAATCTTACGTATGTCCATTTAATTAAAATGATGTGCCCACATTCAAGACACGGTAGAATATATTAAAATACATTGTACCATTACCTTGCGTTGGATTTGCAGCTGTTTCTAAAGTAACAGCAGTATTTTGTTCAATTACTTTTGTAGTTGCACCTGTTTCTATTTTACTAACTAAATCTGTAGCAAAATTAGCTGATTGTGCAGTTAATGTTCCAAAAGTTGTCGCACCAATCTTTACTTCTAAATTATTACCAAAATCAAATTGTGTTGTGCCTGCGTCTAAATACTGAGATATACTTATTATATCAATTACTTTGTTTGCTCCAGGAGCAGCTATCAGTGTTATTGAAGTGTTTCCTAAAGTTAATAATGAACCAGTATTTACAGTTACTTGAGCAACAAGGGTGTCTATCCCAAAAAGATTTTGTATCTGTGCAATAGTTGCAGTTTTAGTTTTTAACTCATTTTCTGCATCTGTCAGCACTAAATAATCTTCCGAATCTAAATTAGATATTGAGGGATATGCCGCTGTGTTACTTATCTTTGCCATCTGGTGTTTCTTTTTCTGGTTCTTTTACATCTCCAGTCCTTAAATCAATTACTGCGTTCTCGCCATAAGATTTTATAAGTTCTTTTTCTAACTCTCCAAATTGATTTTGAACTAAGTCTAAATTAGGAACTTTTTTTACTAATGCTACAAAAGCATCTGCTATCTCAATCTTAGTTTGTAAAAACTGTTGATTTAATTCTTGAACTTTTTTTAATTCTTCGTCTTTTAATTTTGCCATTACATTTTATTTAATTATTATACATTCACAAATATAGTAAATTTTAACTTACTGTTATATCTACATTATTTGTAAGTCCTGCGGTTACATTCATTTGAATATATTCTATTCTAATATACCAATCCATTGTTGCATTGTTTATATTTCCATTAGTTCTAAATCTTAATGGCTTGTTGTCAAGCTTCCATCTAACATTAGGATTTTCATTTATAGTTGGTAATGGAACAGGTCTGCCCCAGAACCACGTATCAGATGCACTGCAAACACCACCCGCTATAACTGCTATATTTTTTCTTTCGCTAAGATTGCATGCTGGGTCTGATTCACAAAAATAAAATGTTGCTCCAACATTAGTACCACTTGTCCATCCCGTTCCTGCACTACCTGGCCCTCTATATATAAAAAGTTGAGTAGGCCAAATTATATTATTAGTTCCTTGAGCAGGAATAAGTATTTTACCAGCGTTTGTAAATGAATCATTTAAAGCGGCTGCTGTTAATTTAATTGTAACTACTCGTTTTGCTTGAACCACTTTTCCTCCATCGCCAAAAGCTGCAATAAATTTTGGTTGATTTTCAGAGCTTGTAATTCCAAAGTAATTTCCTTGAGAACCTGAACCTGACTCTCCATAATTACCAAACTTAACAAACTGACCACCAGAACCACCGTTTACAAATAGATTTTGCTCAGACGTGTCTCCAACATTTAATTGGTTTCTAACTCTTATTGTACCATTTACATCAAACGCAGCTCCTGGGTTTGAGGTTCTAAACCCTACTTTTCTGTTGTCTGTATCTATATAAAGTGTTTCTTGTCCTGAACCGTTACTACCTATTTTAACAAGACTTCCAGTATCAGTTATTTCAGAATTACCAATAGCTGAACTACTTGTCCATTTTGATAATGTGTTAGAAGTTCCTGTCCCTGTTACTGTTCCAGTACCTGCACCAATATCGTCTCTTACTTGTGCTACGGTTCTTGTTTTTATAGTAGTACCATCCACTGTTAAATAAGTGGAAGGTGAAGATGTCATTGCACTTAATATACCGATGTGTATTCCAGAATCTGAAAATGCTACTACTTCTGAGCCGCCAGCAGATATATTTACTTGGTCAGAAGCTTCACTATATATTCCAGTATTAGTGTCTCCAGCTCCAGTTCCGCTTCTCTTTCCGAAATTTAAACCTGGTTTAGTTTGTGTACCTGGTGAAATTTGTAAATTAGAAACATTTGCAGTACCAGAACCTTCAAACTCTGCAACAGTTACTCCACCATCATTTTGTATACTAAAAGGAAAACTTGCAGTGCTTTTTAGAAAAGTACCACTATTAGATTCAAAAAATCTTCCATTTGTTAAAGAGCTTGAACCATTCCAGATTGCATTCCTCCCTGATGTTCCTGAGCCTGTAACTGTACCACCACTACTTGGTGAACTATTTGTTATCGTAAAGTTTGGATATGTACCCGTTATTGTTATACCTGTGCCTGCTGTTAAAGCAACTGTTTGGTCGGGAGCTGAATTAGTTACCGTTATACTTCCTGAACCTGTAATTGGTGAACCAGAAACTGATATACCTGTGCCAGGAGTAATTCCTACACTGGTAACTGTACCAGTATTTGTAGTTGCAGATGTATTTATAGTTACAGTGTTTCCAGAACGAACTGTAGTTATGTTAGTGCCACCAGCAATATCTACAGTTTCTGCATCATCAATCGTTGCTGTACCACCACTATCGGCAGTAAGTTTCCAGGTTGACATTGTTCCTAATCCCGCTACTGCATTATCTATTGCTGTTTGTATTTGTGTTCCTGTTGCTAATTTTGATGAACCACTGCTTACCGCAGCTGTATTAACACCAATCGTTGGGGTGGTTCCTCCTGACGAAGTTATTGGTGCTGTTGCACCTACACTGGTAACAGTACCTTGTGGAACACCTGCAACTTGAGTATCTACATAATTTTTACTTGCGGCATCAGTGCCTGCTGTTACTGTATCTATACCTTGTATACGTCCTGTACCACTTAGTGTTATATCACCACCAGTAACTGTTAAATCACTTGCTATAGTTGCATTACCAGCTTCATTAACTCTAAATAAAAAACTATTACCTCCGTTTAGTACTTCAAACTTAGAACCGCTCGTGTCATTATTTGCATCAACCTTTATTATTACATCTGCATCAGATTGTATTTGACCAGTTAATTTTATGTTTTCATCAGTCGTTGTATCGGCTAAAAATCGTATTGCCATATTAAATTAAATTATGACACCTTTGTAATCAATATTCTTATTGCATCTGCAGCAGGAGCTGTAGTAAAGTCTACTGTTACCTGTCCAACTTGGTTTCTTGTTACATCTGCATAAACGGTGTCGAAAGTTGTATTATCATAAAGCTGAACCATTACATCTCTTGTACCCAGTCCATGGTTTACTGTTATAGAAGTAGCCCCACCAATATCATCTGAATATTGCTCATTTGCCGCTATACAGGTGCTTACTGCAGTACAGAAATCACTTACCTGTGATGCTGTAATGTTAATCGCTTGGTCACTTAACGAAGTTAATAAACCTTTTGCAGTTACGGTAGCAGAAAGCGACCTATTTGCACTACCATAAGAACCTGCTGATACACCAGTATTATCTAATGTAACAAATCCATTTGCAGTTACACCGAAGTTACCACTGTCAAATCCTGCTACACCTTTTTTGGTTACTGCATCTGATGCTCCTTCACCTGCTATGTTTTCGTCTTGAATAACTACTGTATATTTTGTTACAGCTGGGTTTGAGTTTGCTGCAATATCATCATTAGCATAAATCATATCGCCTGGCTCCAGAGTTTCTGAGAAGAATGCAGTACCTGCAACCGTTACAGCGAAGAAGTCACCCTTATCTAAAGCTATATTAGCTGCTCCATCTAAAGAACCATTCGTTGAAAGGTCTACAGTTTGACCTGTAGTCGCATTATATCCTCCTTGGAATAAACCTACTCCAGCCGCTATTGATTGAACTTGTGCTAAATTAACACCGTCTGTTGCATTAAATCCTGTTGCTACATCTAATAGTTTATTTCCTCCAAAGTCTACATCTGCTTCTGCATCACCCCATTGGTCTAAATGTATATCATCTGGAGTAATTTTAGCATTACCACTTGCGTTACTATCAAAAAATACTAATGAATCGTTATCACCATCTATTGTAGAATTTGTAGTAA